GGCCTTGCTTACCAGCATCTTAGGAGCGTATGAGCTTGTGTCCTTGAGAGCGTTCACCACGATCTCGATTTTCATATAACCGGAATAGTCGGAAGGAAAAAGGGACTTCTCGACCGAGCCGTCAGACAACTGGTGACGGTCTATCAAGGTTCCGTCACCATACACCGCTATGGAATATTTCTGAGAGCCGGAAGTGCTGTAACTGGAACAGTTGGCCAGTCCGCTCAACTTTACCTCGTCATAGCCGGTGATATCAATATAATCGGAATGGCGGAATTTTGTCGCCCAATCACCATTGGTGGCAGGCTCCTTCAAATTGGCGACCCATAAATTGTCAGACCATGATATGGTGTCCGATACATCGGCATTATCAAGACCGTCCAAGGCAGAACGGATATCAAAGATATCAGAGGCATTCTTGTCAACATCCGTTTTCACAGCATCAAGTTCTGCCGGAGTGACAGCGATACTGGCCTTGCTTACCAGCATCTTAGGAGCGTATGAGCTTGTGTCCTTGAGAGCGTTCACCACGATCTCGATTTTCATATAACCGGAATAGTCGGAAGGAAAAAGGGACTTCTCGACCGAGCCGTCAGACAACTGGTGACGGTCTATCAAGGTTCCGTCACCATACACCGCTATGGAATATTTCTGAGAGCCGGAAGTGCTGTAACTGGAACAGTTGGCCAGTCCGCTCAACTTTACCTCGTCATAGCCGGTGATATCAATATAATCGGAATGGCGGAATTTTGTCGCCCAATCACCATTGGTGGCAGGCTCCTTCAAATTGGCGATCCATAAATTGTCAGACCATGATATGGTGTCTGATACATCGGCATTATCAAGGCCGTTAAGACCAGCATCAATCAAATCAACCTTTTGAAACAATTCCTCTATTTGAGCATCCGTTTCATCATTCAATGAATTGATTTCTTCCTTGCTGTAGTAATTACCCAAATCGACATATTCCTCACCACCGGTCTGTTCTGTATCATACCATGTTGTTCCATCCCACTTCCATATCTGATAAGGATAGGATAGACCGACATAGGCCTTATCTCCAATTGTTCCAGTTTTCACATTCTCTTTCAGATCATCCGACGTATCATAATATCCTTTGTTTTTGGAAGTTGAATTTTTTATTTTCTCTATTTCCGTACCTATTTTGGTAAAATTTTGATTAAGCCTATCACTGGTTTTATCCCAAGTCCCAGCATTCGGTATTGTATTTAGTTCCATATCACTTCCTTACTTTTAAAGTTCCGTTTGTCACCACTCCTCCAACCGTCTCATATTCCACATATACCTGTCCGGGACTAACATTATCCCTGCTAGGCCAGCTACTGCATTCAATATTGGCCACATACCTGGAAACACTCACCCCGTCATATATAGGTTTCATTCCGACTAACAACATATCTCCGTTAGAGCCATAAAAAGAAACGTTATTGGGATTAAGAATAATATCCGTATTTTCCACATGATTCTGTATTCTGATACGTTCCGGATATACAGTCGTTTCTTGAATCAATTGGTCCCCTACATATTTTCGCAGAATCAAATCACCATATTCCCATCCGTCCGATGATGTATCAAATCTCATAACCAAGGTGGCATGTCCTTCAGTCGTGTACATTTCAAGAGTGTTTTTCTCCGGATCAATGACGATACGTTTTCCCTCAACAGACGTCTCAAGTCTCCCCCTGAAAAAACCTCCGAGCGCATGGACGTATCCACGTAACACCACATCGTTCAAGATCGCGCGCCCTCCGTGGGTGATCACAAAATTAGCCATCATTTTCAACTCATCCTCAGACGGGACATATCCGGGATCATCCTTATACTTCATGACAGTACGTATAGCCTTCTCCAGATTTCCTCCCGAGAAAAATGACACATCATCCCCATCATTGTATGTCCCGCTAATACCTGCTGTAACTTCCTGCATACTTCCGTCCTTATAATTGCCAAGCAATATGGCACCAGCCAGAATAAGACCGCCAAGTATATCCACTGAGCCGTCCTTCATATAATCCGTCAGATACTTGAGTGCAAGGAAGGTGGAATAGAAATCATCACGGTCAAGAGGGTTCGGTGCCCAGTCTGTGGCGATAGTGCCCCGCTCAAGCTGTATATCACACAAGGTGCACGCACCAGCCAATGCAAGGGATTTGGCGCCGTTGAATGTGAATTTGAACACAAATTTCTGAAAGGAGGATGTCAGGGGTTGCTGAGTATTCCATCCACCGCATGTCACAGTGACATTCTCTCCCTTTGCCTTAAAGGACACAACATAATTCTCGTCTGGAATCAGGGCGTTCACAACTTGGGATATGCTGCCTATGGTCACGGAATAACCCGAAACGGCAGAAGTGTCCTTGATCACAGAAGCTCCTGAATTGCTCCAATAGTTGAGCTTGTCAGAATACACCTCACTTTTAGCCGACAATTCCGTGTTAAAGTTCAAATCCGCCGGACTATAATTTCCCGTAAATCCGGAATTGCGCAACAGATTGACACTTCCGACAGCCGCATTGTCTATCGCATCCTTGGCCTCTTGGGCAAGATCTGCGGCCGCCTGTATCTCATCCGGAAGACCTTCCATATTACGCCATCCGGTGGAACCCTGCTCGATATGGAACATACCCTTGATATCAACACCTTTATCCTGAGTGTATTCCATGTAAGTGGTCCGGTCCTTGTCACCAATGTACGTATCTCCGTACACCTTCATCCGGGCCTTGCCGGTAGATTTGTCAAAATCAAAAGATATAACGTCTTTCCCGGTCAAGGTAAAATCATTAATACCCTGATACATGATGATGGACGGAGAAACTTCGTTCACCGAAGAGAGAATTATCGCCGCCTGTCTGGTGATATCGGTCTTATGGCCCAATCCCACGATATCATCACCTGCCACCGGAACATCGTTCTCGACATTAGGATCACACACGGTCTTGGACAGGTCTATATAATTCTCACCTACTGCTGTGACCAACCGCCAGTAATAGCGGTTGCCGACATGATGCGAAATGCCTGTCTTGATATTGCACTCCTGTGCGATGGCGAGAGATCCCGGAGTAAACTGGTTCTCTATCTCAATTCCGTCTTCCTCTTCCTTGAAATAACAACGGTAGATATCATCCAACTCATCCACACGGTTGCATTTCATGCCTGCATGGGAAATCACCTGCTCGCCACCTACATACGTCTTCTTCTTTACTTCAAGCTCGTCAAAAACGGCTTTGACCTTGACATACAGATAATCAACAACAGCCTGTGACATACCGTTCTCAAGTACAGTAATTCCACTACCGTTCTTACCAATCAAAAGACCTTTCAGGAACGTGATCAGCTCATTGGCGATATCTTCTTTATCTTTACGAAGGAAGTATTTGGAAAGTTCCTCTATATTTGCACTTCCCGATATGGCAACAACCCGGTCTTTATTGGTCCTTATGTAAATAGAAGGATTCTTATCATCATTATGTATGTATATCTCACCCTCATTCAACCCTTCCAATCGCTTTTCAAATGATGGGGATATTTTCGGTATAATCGGATTTCCTTCTGCATCCGTTTCCGAACCGTACCACAATATCTTTATAGGATGATTTCTAGCCATGATTACACATAATTTTCATTAACAAAAGCAGCTTGCGCCTTCTTGTATTTTAACACATCGTCCTCTTCAGGATTAGTTAGCAAAAATGCTATACCTGAAGAAGAAGTTGCGATCTCAGTTTTGCCTCCGATCCCAGCAATATCGTTTTCTCTAGGGCGTAAAGTCACTTTATATATAAACATCTGTTTTTTACCTATTGTATCAAGCTTTTCCGGGACAGAATCCCCTTCCCGTACATACAAATTCCCGTCTATGTTAACGTGAGAAAGGCAAAGTAACTTATTTATGAACTCCGCTATATAATACGGAACACCACGACTTGTCCCAAATACAAAATCAAATGTCTTATAAGGAAGAGAATACATTTCTATTATCTCCTGCTTCTGGTTCACGAACTGTTCGTTCTCAACTTTTAAGTCCACCCCATCCGGTTTGAATCCTCCTATTATTCTGAACTGAAACATCTGCTGAACATCATCAATCCAGAATATATTATCAAATGCAGAATTATTATCCTTATGGGAATATTCAATCAATATAGAATCACCTATATTCTCACACACACAGAATTCCTCACATTCCTTATCGCCTATAGTTACTGTATATATCCCCTCCGAAGGAGATAATGAGGCATAATACATCTTAACGCTTTCATTAACATCATAAGTGAGCAGTGCTATTGACGAGGAGATATTGCCAATCTTATCATTCAAAGAAGCCAAAGGTATTTCACCGTTATCGCAGAAAATTTGCAGCAAAATGTTGTCTGACAAGGAAAATACTTGTCTGAAACATCCTGCATTTGAATATTTATATTTCAGCGGTTTGAAGAATAACGGGCAAACATCTCCGATTGATATCATGGTCTTTTCGTTAGTTTATAGCAGCTTGCGACTTCACAAGCTTTCATTGCAAATATAACAATTAAAAATTGAATCTTTATAAAGAATTAGAATTTTTCACAATCAAAGTTACCTTTGAACTTTGTGATTTTGTGAAATTGTAATCAGCCTGCTGATAATATCCCTGTATAACCTTGCCTTGATGTTCAAATTCAACAATTCCTGTAAGATCTTCCGGAAGCTCTACATCCGAAGTTTCAAATTCTACTTCCGCCACAGTAAACATCCTTTTTGAAAGAATTATATTCCTGCTTTCCCCCATTCCATCAATACCCACATCACTATTACCATCTGAAGACGCAAAAGTAAGCATCTCAACAGATGAACCGATATATGCTTCATTGGCCAAAACCATAGAAGAAGGAGAAAACATGGCATTGAACATTGTGTCAGGGCTGAGAACGCCACCCATAAGATAATCCCTGTTCAATATATACTTAAGTCCAGACGAATCAGATTTCACCCCTACCATAAATAAATCAGTGTCACTTTCGTTGTCTGTAGTATCTTCACCTATCTTGTCAGCAAGGAACTCTATGCCGTATGCGTCCGCACGGTATGGAGATATCATTTCAAGGCTATTGTCCGTCATGGTCACGCCTGTGGTATATTCATTCGTAAAACGAAACTCATCCTTACCATTAGCCGTGTCGTAATCCTGTTTGTCAAAGCCTATCCGTATGCGCGAATACACCAATGCGGAATTAACCTTCATCTCGTAATCGGATAAATCATCTATTTTTTTGACAACATCATCCGAGAAGTATTTGCCTCTGTGCCGGAAAGTTATCGTATTGCCGGATATGTCATAAGCGTATCCGAACACATAACTCATCCAACTTGCAAATTTGGTGAAGGATGTATATATTTTGGCTCCCGGAATCTTACGAGCTGATTCAGCCGCCAAGAGCATACAATTATCAAGCCTTCCGTCACCCATGCTTTCTATTACCCCCGTCAATCCGTCTTTTCCCCCGTTAATGCTTTTGAGTAGTCTGTTGAGCAACGTGCTGGGATTTACAACATCCATCTCAACAGGATTTATTCTGTTTTTCCATGATATCGTAACACGACTTTTTGAATCCACGGGATAAAGGGCAGCAAGGTTAGGACCAGACTGTTCCCTCCCTGACTGCACTTTGCAAAGGAGCACAAGCTTCTCTCCTTTAGCTAAGAATATATCATGATGTGCTGAATATTCTTTTTCTATAAGACCGGTGGAATACGTTTCATAGAATACCTCACTGATTGTTTCCAATGTCTTTTTATCCGTGCCAATTTTAGCTAGTCGGAAACGTACCCCGTTAGTCCAGCCCCATGGCGATATGATATTATAGCTTATCCAAAATTTAAAATCAATATCAACAGACAAATTGATGCTTTTTACGGCATATATCAGAGTGCCATCATCTTTACGTTCATCCAACACCTCCGTCCCATTATCATTTAGATAATACTCCGTAATACTTATATATGACTGATCCGATATCTCCGTGGCATTGCCTATATTAATGTCGGTTGCCTCTGTATATAATGACATGGGAAGCCACCTTTCAGCAAAATCCATTGACACAAAATTATCTTGATCCGGAATCTCCCCTACTTCTCCATTGTATATGTCACCTGTAGGAATCCATTTTGCCGATTCTGAAAGTTCAAGCCCGTCATAAACAAGAGGAATGGGACTTTTCACCTCTTCAACAGGATATTCATATTGGGTTCCCCTTTTAGCCTTTATCATGGACGCCACGCTATCATCCACGGCATTTATCTGTAAGATACTACCATTATCCTGCAATGTAGAGAAATTGAGAGCGCAACTAAACCGTTCATTATACAACCAACTGTTATTTCTTGTACTTATTATTATTGAAGCGGAAGCATTCAGATAATCTTCATCATATTGTTTTAACAGCAATATTCTAGCATCCCCAGCAAAAGAAAATTTGTTAGAAAAAGTACGGATAACACCGTCATAGTCATTTCTCTTGAAACTAGCCTTCACCTCGTCCCAATTCTCAAGATCATCAGTAACCCTGTACCTCAGACCATTTATAAGTAACTCACATCGATAATACATAATTATTTCTTTTTACGATTCAATTCATCGATTTCATCGCATGTCTGCCTAACAAGACAGGCGTAAGATCCGGCGGTCCATTCTTTCAGATTGATATGCATCTTATTATATTTTCCAATAGCGACAACTTCATTTATAAACCCTCGTTTTGTAGGCTTCTCCTTCGGTTCCTCATTCTTTTCCTTACTTATCTTGTCCAAATCATATTGTGCACGGGATTTTAACGCGGATATTCTAGCATTCATGACCATTACATCACCTTTCTTGCACGAATAACCTATCTTCATCAGAATATCACGCACCTCATCATACATTTTCAACTTCATCATGTTCTCACATGCCTTCATGCACTCCACGGTCATTGCGAGATTCATACGTTCATTACAATTCAATATCTCAGAGGATAACTGTTTGCTCCCAACAATTTCTATATAGTCATTGATAATTTTTGCCGATGCGGCCCCTTTGTCCTCACTGTCAAATTCGATAGTATTGCTATCATTGGTATAGATCTCTATAAAAACGGACAAGGGAAGTTCATATATGTCACTTGTATACCTCATAATCATATACTTTTTGAAAATTGCTGATAATTGTTTTCTCTTATCGCCTTGGCTAATTTTGCAAATCCTATCTGCTGTGATTTCTCCAGATGCCCTATCTTTTTCTCCAGTTCGCTATAATCATTAACTATTGATACAGGAGGAAGATTGTTTTCGCTTCTATATGCCATAAGACCATCAAAATCATTTGCATGAGCCTTTATCCTGTCCATATCCACAGCATAAGGTATAACCTTCGCACCTTTAGGGATGTCAACCAAAGTAGGGACAGACGGAGTAATATACGCCCCTTTATCTGTAACGATCGTTTCGGAAACGCCACCATCACCCACTACAGCCAATCCGCCTTTATGCGAATCAGTACCCTTGGCGTATTTTGGAATAGGAGTCGCTATAATAGTAGCAAGCTGTATCGCCCCCATAGCACCTAGAGCAGCTATCATAGGTATTGCAGCAGGGAAACCCAATTGTTTTATCGTCTGCAAAATACCACCTGCTATCTGTATAGCCGCTTCAGCTATACTGGTAGCTTTCTCAAACTTTGCTTGCTTTGTTCTTAATGCAGCTTTTTTCTTCTCCAATTCGGCATTCTTTTGTGCCGTTTTATCTTCCGCCGCACGTTTACGCGCTTCGGCTTCTTCTGTTGTTATAGCCCCTTTTTCTTCTAAAGCCTCTATACGGGAAATTTCCTCTTCACCAGCTTTCTCATTCGCTTCCTGTTCAGCCTCAACAGCCTCAATCTGGCGATCATAAATGGATGATATCATTTCACCAATTCCACTAACCATAGAAGCCCACATCTCGGTGGTTCTTTCCATCTTCTCACCGTCTGTAAGTTCTTTCCAAACACCCGATATCTTATCAGACATAATACTGAATCCCTTATCCATCCCGTCAAATATACCGGCAAACGGACTATCGATATCCGATGCAAGATCTTTCAATGCAGAAGAATAACCTTTCAACGCTTCAAAATTCCTTCGTGTAATATCCTGTTGCTCTTCCGCTTTTTTCACCTGATCATCCGCATTTATGGAACCTATCTCTGCTTCCATTGCCTTTATGGATTCTCTCAGCATTTCAATCTGTTGCTTGCTTACCACGCCCGATGCTTCCGCTATCTCAATCATTTTTTCAGTAGCATCTATCTGTATCTGCAATTGTTCGTTTGCGGCTTGCTTCTCCAATTCACGCATGGCTTCATCATATTCTTTTCGCGACATCAGCCCTTTTGAATAATTTTGTGTTATAATGTTTTCAAGCTCCTTATATCCAGTACTTGTAGCTGCTATACGGAGAGATGATTGTTCTTCTTCCAGTCTTAGCATCTCATCGGTATACTTTTTCTTTTCCTCGATCCTTTTTTCCTCGGCCTCTGCCAACTTCTTAGCATATTCCTCATTCTCTTTCGCTACCTTCTGCTTTCTCTCTTGAACCAACATTTCCCGGAGTTTGTTTTCTTCCTCAGAATATCCCTTTATAACTGCTATCTGGTCTTTATATTCTTTCTCTATGGCAGCAAGATTACGCTGGTGCTCATCCTCTATAAGAGAAACGGACAAGTCAGCCATTTTATTCCTAAGATTCTCTATGTATTGTGCTAGATCATTTGCGGCTTTATCGGCAGAATGAGGAGCAAATGTAACATCTCCAATGTTAATAGATCTTGCCATATCCCTACTAGCCTTATCTACTTGGTATAGCTGATTTAACAAAGAACCTATTTCTTTATCCAAAGATTCTACTTTGCTTTGCGCTTTAGATACAAGCCGTGCTTGAAAATCATATCCCTCTCCTGCACTTGTAGGTATTTTTGCTAAAGTAGCCTCTTCTCTCCGTTTCCTTGCCTCCGCTTTTTCTCTTTTGCTCTCAAGATCTGCTAATTTTTCTTCCAAATCCAATTTTTGTTTAGCCTGTTCTACAAGACGATCTTGCACGGCTCTAGCTTTAGCCGAAGCTAATATGGCATTAGATAACCTTTGATAACTATCAGCCGCTTTACCTGCAAGAATATTTTCATCACTTATGTTTTTAAAATATGAAGGATATTGCTTTTTCAGTTCCTCAACGGCTTTTTTCCGTTCTCCCATAGGTTTATTCAAATTGACAGCCGCCCTATATAATATATCCAATTTAACAGCTTCATCTTGGGAACTTTTCACACCTTCTTTTTGAGCTTTATTCAAATCCTCCTGAAACTGTTTTAGATAATCAATTTCTTTTCTTGCATCAAACAGGCTACCTACCCATTTGGTTATCTCACCTCCATAACTCGATAAAAGAGTTATCCCAACAACTAAAGCTGTCTGCCAACTAAGAAGGGAACTCAATACCTGCTTAAATACGGGTATAGCTGTTTGATTTGATTTTTTAGCCAACTCATATTCAATTCTCGCTTTCTTTAACTCATCAACAAACATAGGAAGGTTATTAGATATGGCAAGAAAGAAAGTATTGGCACTAACAGACAAAGCTGGAAGTTCTCTCGCAATCTGTTGTATGGAAACATTAAGCCCATTCCAACCTGAAGCATAATTACCCACATTACGTTGGTAATTGCCCATCTGTGCATCTATATCCTTTAGTTGTTGATTCAGCTTGCCAATATTGTTCAAGATATCCATACCTTTTGCCCCCTCACGTGCAGCTTGTGAAAGGTTATAATATTCTTTTTCCAGTTGAAGCATTGAAGCCTTCATCTCGTTATAGCTTCCTGTTGTGGCAATCGCTACCTGTGTATGATTTCTCAATATCGCCGAATACTGTTTATTCTTCTCTGTCAGCGTGCGTATCTGGGACACCGTATCATCTCTTTCAGACTTGTAATCCTTTTCGCTTTTAGTACCTTCCTTATACTCCTTCGATAATTCCCTCAGAGATGCTCTCAATTCTGAAATTTTTTCTTTGTTATCACTTAATTTACTGTTCAATTCGGCGGCTTGTGCATCAAAAGCCTTTACCGTCTGACGGATTGAATCAAAATCAGCAGCAGTCATGGATATTTTCTTGGATGCCTCTTGGAATGAAACAGAAGCAGTTTCCGCATCCTGTGACACGTTTTTCAAGTCTTCGGAAGCGCCTCTCAGATTTATTTTCACTTCCGTTATCTTATCTGCCAATGTATTCAATGGTTTGGTAAGAAGCTCTATCTTACGGGAAATATCAGTCAATAACTTTAATTGACTAGTCTGTAATTCAGACAATCTATTTTGAGAAGCATATAATTTAGTTATTGTAGCATTATAACTGTCAACCTTAGACTGGTATTCTTTTAGATTACCCGGCTTAAAATTTATGCCTTCACTTAATTGTTTTGTGAAATTCGCATATTCGGAAGATGTGGTTTGAATATTAATCCTTATCTCATTTAACTTCTTAACGATGTTAGGATCAATCGCATCAGTAATTTTAAATTCTGCTCCTGCCATAGTCTTTTCGTAAGTTTTGGGTGATACATGACTTCATGCACCTTCTAAGAGCAAAGATAGTGATTTTATTGATATTATGAAGATAAGGAAATAAAAAAGGGAGAAGCAAAAACTTCTCCCCGTGAAAAATAATTTATTTAAATTACCAATCATCATTTTCATTGCCTACAAGACCATTCTTCACTGCTTCTTCTATTTTATCCATAATAACATTGGAATATGCATGAGCCATAATCAATGCTTTAGATGATGTTTTCTTTGCCTTATGCTGATCCTTGGGACTGAAAGGATAACATGTTTCTATACCCCATTTTTCTATTTTCTTTGTCGTGTCCGCAGGCTGTCCTGTTGTACCAGCAGAAAAAGCTCCCATCCATCCACCTCCGATGTTCTGCTCAACCTCATAATATTGAAGCGTATATGTAACACGAATTTTTTTATCTTTAATATCAACTTTTATAACAGGGTGGATGTTAACATTATAAGCTGTCATTCCTCCAATATGTTGAGCGATTCCTCCCACAAATCCTTTAGCAATAATTACTCCCGCATCCTTATCATTCAATTTAATTACTGAGTTCGCATCGTTAAAAGATTCCGCAAACCAATGGTTTAAAGTAATATATAGCTGCTCTTTAGTCTGTTCCCCACAATCAATTATTTGCTCATAGGTCAAACTCTGATTCTTATCTAATACCAATGAAGAGCCTAAATTTTCGGCCGCTTCCACCCACTTATCACCATAGTTTTCCTTCGCATATTTTTCCAATTCTTCTGCTCTCATTACTTGAGCACTAAGATTCAGACTGAATAATGAAACAATCATTAAGAATAATACTTTTTTCATATAGTTATAATAATTTGGTTATTTTCAGCAAAGTAATATAAACTAAAACACAATTCAAAATATTACGACATATTTATTTGTAATTTAGAATATTGTCTAAATAAATTACAAACATAGCGTTTCAATCTTTATGTTTAAATTTCACCTTCTCACTTCTTTTCCCAGTGCATACAATCAGTTTGAGATGTTTGCCGTATATCCGTTCAAGTCTATTATTTTGTTCTTCCATTTTTTGAAGTATAATTTCAAGTTTATCTATTGTTTTCATAGTCTTTTAAATTATGTTGCGAATCACAACGTTAACGGGCGTAAATACTCCACCCTACCGCCCAGATTGACGGTAGGGTATCATAAATGTGAACGTTGGTAAACCTCCATACAGCATTTACGCTTCTTTATATATGTGGCAAAATAATATTAGTTCTTATAGAAGAAGCTATCTTCGGGCTTCCTCGTAAGCCTGTAGCTTAGGTACAGGCAAACAAATACTATTGTTATCTCTATCATAATTTTGGGTATAGTTGGGCTATCCGAGTGTTACCCGGATAAACAAGTTACTGATAATGTTATATTTAGGCTGCTACCTTAGAATTGTATAGTTCAAGTATGAACCTTTTCCCTGCCTCCGTCCAGTACATATGTTGTCTGGTCTTGATATTACCTAGGCTGTCGGTATATGCGTGCGGCCGATGCACAGTATATCCTTTATCCCGGTATTTGGAATAGAGATAGTACACTCCGCTTTCCTTATATTGTATTCCCCATTGGCAAAGGAGTTTGTTTAGCTTGATGTCAGATATACCGATGCAGGAAGCTATCATGTTAACGGTAAGATAGCCTTTGGAGGAAAGGACCTTGTTGCAGTATTCTACTTTCGGGGCTGCTTGGCGTAGCTGTTCTTCTTGTAATGCGTTCTGGTGTTCAAGACGCTGTTTTTCCTCCCGTTCGCTCTTTAACTGTGTAGCCAGACTGATAACCAAGTCTGGATTATTAATCATTTGTTCAAGTGTTGGCTGTGTGGCGGTCATGCCGTATTGAAGCAACTCTTTGATACGCTTATTACACCATATAGCGAATGATGGAGATAACCAACGGGCAAATTCCAATGCAACATCTTCGTGAAGCCATGTGCCTTGTTCGTTATTACCACCTTTAACTACTTGAATTAGTGCCGATATGGGAATATGCATATCGGCTGAAAGTGCTTCTGTGAACTCGGTAGTAGCTTTCAATCTAAGCCAATCCCCTACTAATTTACCAAACGGCTTTGCCATTTCTGTGGCATTTACCATAACACTATCGCCTTTCTGAAAGGTAATAGGACTTCCGTTGTATTGGAAGATTTGATTTTCATTCAACTGTCGCATAATAATGAAAATTAAAAGTTAATAAATAAAGAAAGCAGAGAATTTCTCCAACTTGCGACAGTTCCATATCGGCTTTGGGGCGAATATGTACGGAGAAACCTCTGCTTATATTTTAAGCAATACTTCAATATCGGGCATAAAAAATTCCCAATCCGAATATGATAATAAAACTGTCGCACTGCAAAGGTACAACATTTTTTCAAACAAACAAATAATGAAAATATATTTTTCATTGTTATTTTCACACACATAATATCCATCTTTCTAATGACTTTCAACACGCCACAATATGCCTTACCTGTAATTTCTGCAATTTGCAGTGAACTTACTGTTCTTTTTTCGCCATTTTCCCCATCAATAGGTACTAACTTATTAAAATTTTCCATATCTTTGCGATATAAGATTAATATTGTTCCCCGTTGGCGGCTCAGTCACTTCCGCCTTTGGGGATTTATTTTGACTGATTGTAGCAGGTGGGGAATCGAACCTCATTGTGCCATTATTCACTCCTGCTTTCCTCCCTTATACTATCCACGCTTGGAATCGTATAAAAAGAAAGTTCCGTAATAGGTGCAAGCTACTACGGAACAGTCATATATAAACTCCAATAGGAGAATATTTAATCAACATCAAGTAACGCTTTGCACATGTTACAGATACAAAGGTAAATGATGTTTTTATCTTATACAATGGTATGAATATTAAACAAAAGACAATATCAATTAATAGTAATACTAAGTAACGCATAGTAATATATAGTAACGCAATTATTAAATATCACATTCGCAATTTAGACAAAATCTAAATTATAACATAATTGATAGTTTTGTTTTTCAATTAAAAAATAAATGTCTTTTTTTGCACAAAACATTTGTAACAAACGAACTGTTTTTAGATATAAGCATCATTAATCATGGGAATATAATATGGCTGAAAAAAAACAAAGTTACACAGAGGAAGAATTGAATGAAATGATTGCATGGTTTAATGATCATGCTAACCAACTTCCCAAAACAATGCAAATTAACAAATCTGCGTTCACTCCAGATTTAGTCCTCACTATCGAAAGCTGCATCATGCAGGCGAAACAAAATTTAGGAAATTACAAGATGGAAGGATCATTCTTGCTTCTAAGGCAAATAAGAGCCAATATTGAAAAAGGAGAAAACGATCTTTTGTAGATCCGTCCTTTACATAGATAGCGGTAATCCTTCCGGATGTCCGCTATCATTTCACGGAAATATGAATTCAATAAACTCGCCTGACCAGTTTTCACCTTCACGACAGAATTTATACACATCTCCAACCTTGTATAATATATAAACACATTCATCCATAATAGCAGCCTTCTCTGCGATTGAACGCATATGTTCCACCTCCCTCATTGACTTATTTCCTTGGCACAAGCAGTTTTTCATAGTTCGCACCTCCTTATAAATTTCTCAATAGAGGGCATAAGCCTGTACGTAACATAATGCCTCCTTGCTTTGGAGCTTACCTTGAAAATTTTATAGCCATATTTCTTCTCAATATCAGAACCAAAAGAAACGCCATAGCTGGCAATCCTTATACCATTTGATATTGGTATTGCCGTGATGGAACTATAAAAATCTCCACGTATGATAAGGTTTGGAGTATTGTTCCCTCTTGCAGAAAAACCCAGATATGAAGGTTTCGGTTTCTGTATCTTTGTCTTCCAATTTTTATAGCGTTCGGCGTTTTTCTTCCAATGCTCTCCATAAGTTTTTTTAAAGTATGGGTCCTCAGTATATCCAGGGATCAAAGGATTTTCATCTCCATCAACACCACTATATAGCTGTTCTCGTACATATTCCTCAAACTGAGGAGCATCCTTTTCCATCTTATCCCTTATCATTGGCTGAATGCCATCAGCCAATTTCTTCCAACATCTCGCGTATTCCTCCAATGTCATAGCAAAAACGGGGGATCAATCTCCCCCGCCTCCTAAATTACTGTTATTGATAATTCTATTATATACGGAAACCAGCCTTGATTTCCGCCTTTCTCTAGAAATGTCCTTCCAGAATACATCTATATTCTGAGCGACAAACTCATCCAATGAAAGTTTGGCCACCTCGGACTCTATAAATGTGACTCCATTAATTCTCATTGTACCCATTGTTCAATCCCAATGACCCCATTAGCCTGTAAAATAGAAGGAGATTTAAGCACCGGTACACCTCCTGTCGCTGTAAGCACACCGTTACTGTATTCCAGTGCTGACGCACCAGAAACGACTGTTGAAGCCTTCTCAGACAATACAGCGCCATAATATGCAGTAAGGTCTGTGCGGTCATAGTGATCCACGAGTTTATATGTATTCTCAGGAGATGTCATTTTCACAAATTCAACATAATTCAATCCCTTGAGAACATTTTCCAAATTTACACCCGATTGTTTTACAGACATGTTTTTCATCATCTTCTCCGTATCGGAATACATTGCATTAAACGCAAGATAAGCCTTTTGTCCGCTTGAGTTATAAGTCTGCCCTGTAGGGTAAACCCCTGACAAATCGAATCCTGCAAGCTCGTCTGTTCCGTCATCCTCTCCGTAGATAACATTATTCTTGTCAAAAACATACATATCAAACAATGTATCCTTGTTGGCTACAAGATTAGCTTGTAAAGCTAGATTAAACTTACGCAACGTGAATGTATCCGTCCTTGCCGAATAGCCCGTTATTTCCGAACCGGCATAACCATTTTCCGATGTATTGGGTTCACCACCGCTTACCGCATATTCCGAAAATCCTGTAATAGGATAAATTCTGTCCGGATAATCAGCATGGCAAGCCTCTTCCAAAGCATCAGCAGTCAGTTCCCTTGGCAGTTTTTTGCCATGAATGACCAATATAACACCTGCTACCTTGTCCGGTTGCAGGGGGCAGTAATTCATTCCAGTATTAAATCCGGACGTGCTGCCGCACTCTCTAATATCTGTTCGCATAACAATTCTGATTTTTAACTGTTAAATCCAAATTCTTTATTTCAATAGCATCTATCTTTTCGCCAACTTCCTTACCGTCAACATCAACAGCACCACGTCTTCCAAAACTATAATTTTCTGAATATGTATGGCTTACAATACCGGAGTAACCGAAATCAAATTTATCACATTTTTTTAACTCTTCTATGAATCCGTAATACAAAGGTCGAAGAATACCTTCAAAAGATATCTCACGACGTTGTTCATTTGTATACTTTTCCAATGTATTGGTAGCGATTATTATGTTTACAGATGCCTGACAAAAAAAATCCTCACTACCCCTTTCCTCGTCTAAGGGAACATACAGCCCTATCATTGGGAATTTTCCCAATGCTGTCACCCTGCTTTTCCCAAGAAGAAGAAGTGTTTCCCTTATATAAGAACTGTCACCATATATGTAATTTATCTGTTGATCCATTCTTTTTGACAAGGAAGCACATACATCTGATATTATATCGATTATCATATTCCAAGAGAATTAATTGTTTCCAACAATTCGAAATCGGTGGCGATATCCGGATAGTCCGCTTTATTTGATTTAAGCCACCTCACAAGTCTGATATTCATTCTTACCATGTCATTCCATGCGAATATCATTTTCCTTTCTGGACTTACAAGACGACCGTCATCTTCGTCAGCCTTCACACCTGTAATAGTTGCCTGTGCATGATTATGTCTCAAATAATGAAAATATATATAGTTGGCAATAGGGGATTTGGAAACCTCACTATCACCATCACTATATCTCACGACAAGACGCGCTATAAGATCATCCCATCTTTTTTCCTTCGTTTTCCCTTCGTTGGCAATATATGATGAGAATTCCTCATACAACTTCTCTCCAAGGAGTTTTCCCAGATATTCCGACTCATATTGCATTACAAAGCCTTGAAGGCTGTCAACTATCGCCTTATTAGTCTCAGAGGGAGTATGTATATTCAATACAGCACCCTCAATATCAAGAATACCTCCTTGAAAAAAAGTATAATCCACTAACATTACACAATATCTTTGAGGTTCTTCTTTTTATTGAACAAGTCTTCAGCACCGATTTTCTTAGCGTCCTCTATCAATTCCGTAGGAACGGTGGCAACACGCCCATCTTGGAAGAACTTAGCTGCAAGTAACATATTAACACTTACCTTATCACCTTTTTTATAAGAAGCTCCGTCCTTTGCGAACTCAACCTCATAAGTTTTAGTCAAATTTACCTTCATAGCATATATAAATTTATCCGCCGACAGCGACGGGGGTTATAGCTTCAATAACGGTTGCAATCTTATCCTTGACAAAAGCTGTTTTATATTGTTTTTTGATATAAACCATCAATCGTTTCTCACCAAGGATAGTCACCATATTTTTAGTGAAATCATCATTTTCCCACCCAAGTGTAATGGTAAGGACCCATACATCACGGATGTTAAGATAGTTAAAATCTCCAACCCAAATATCACCTTGTTTGATTGCAGTGCTGGTTTCCACTCTCAGACCTTGAATCAGTTCATCACCAATACGGAAAGGACGAAGATATTGCCCATTAACATCCTTAGTCAACTGCATTTGTGCATAGTCAAGAGGATGCATGAGCACAAGGTTGGGGCGATAAGCCATATTGGACATTGACACAATCTGTGTATACATACCAACAATAACATCATAAGTGTTGGGCTTATCTACTTTCAGAGTTGTCAAGGAGAATGTAGGTATATCACTCCCAATCCCTTTAATCTGACCACCAGAACCAGTACCAGACAGAATACCTTCTTCTTCTTTCAAACCAATACGATTGATAATCTCAGCCCTAACCTCCGCAACCAACTGAGGTAAATCAGATAATGTTTCTTCGGTTACTTTTGTGCCAAGAGCCACTTTGCCAGCATTGATAGTAACTTCTGACAATGTACCGCTCATCATAGGCTTAAGACCGCCTTCTGGAACCCATTCGGCTTCTTCTTCACCCGGATTGAACTCCGCATAAGTTAATGATCGTGTAGATATTGCTGCCACATTGGCAAATTTACGGATTACAGTCTGAGAACGCGGATCAACAGATAACTGACTATCAATTGTCATGTTATAATGTGGTGCCACACCTGTACTCTTCAAGGGCTCAACATCCTTTTTGCTCATAACAAGTGTAAGGCTTTTCTTGAATCCAGGAGACTGCTTACAAGCTGTTTTCAAGTCCACGGATTTCTCTCCATGTTTGCCTACAGTAATGAAATCCTTCAATTGCTCTTCAATCTGCTGGTCTACAGATTTGAAAACCGTTTCCCCATCTTCATTCTTATGCATTGCACCCTTCATGCGAACAATTATCTCTTTCATCTCACCAAGTTCCTTACGCACTGTTTCCAATTCCTTTTCGGAGTCCATCTTTTGAGTAACCTCATTTAATTTATCCTCAAAAGTTTTTTTGTCGATAGTATCGTTCATGAAATCACCTACAGTAGCGTTTATTGCGTCCTGCAACGCCTGTAATGACTTCACGGAAACCTCATCCATTCCCGACAAATCAATTTTGCTTAAAAAGTCAAATTTCATACTTCTTTAAGTTTTAAAGGTTTTGTAAATATTTTTATTTTTTTATCGGCTCCCTCTTCATCAAGTGGCTTGCCTGCCGGCTTGTATCGAGCGAGTGACATCGCTTTTCTTATTAACGTTTGAACTTCCTCTCTCTTCCTTATTGGAAGTCCTTTACATACATCACTTATTTCAACCGGAAGTGATTCCAACGCACTTTCATATTCTTCTGCCGATTTCAGACCAAGATATTCAGTTTCCCCGTTACATCCTATGGACACTACGGATATCTCATATAGAATGACTTCCTTTACAACCAAACAGTCACGTTCCCTATCATATTCACATTTTTCCCATACATAACTATAACCTATAGAGAACTGGTTCAAAGTTCCACTTTCAAGCTGTTTCAACGCTTGATTCCCTCTTTCCACATCATCAATAGACGCTTCAAAGTAAAGCCCTTTCTCATCTTCTTGCAGAAGCGTAATGCGTCCTATAGGTTCATGCATGTCATGCATCCACAACATGATAATCTTATCATTAGCAGAACTTTCCGGACCTCTCTCCTGTATACTTTTTGAGAAACATCCTTTCAAGAGCATATCGCCGAACTTATCAATGTTATTGAAAATTGCGGCATAACCACTGATAGTTCTGCTGCCAGAATCATATTGTATCTCCTTTGCATAAAAAGATAAGGATTTATACTGCTTTCCCAGCCTGTCCTTGTATTTGCTTGTCTCCATCATTATTTATTTCTATTTTAAATTCCCCTTTTGGGTTATCCGGATCAATATCTGTAAAATTAGACATCTCAGTTCTTGCCTCCTCAAAAGTAATCAGCCGGTTGTTATACAATGAAGCTATAGCATTAGAGGCTGTAGACAAGGCATCCGCCAACTCTTTCATGTCCTTTTGAAGACAAGCGACATGAGTAAAGTCCATTTTGATTATTGCTCTGTCCTTACATATAGCATTAGTCAAAGCCTCTGTTATACATTCACTGTCAGGAATAATAAGATCCTGATATGCCGCTTTCTTTGCCTGAGAAGAGTTATCATAAGTACTTCCTTGTATAATCAGATTGGCGTCAAAACCTATGGTCTGAGCTATCGCCTCCAAACACGCCTTATCTTCCTCATGAAGCTTCAATTGTTCCGTATTTGATCCTAATGTAATCCATCCCAGTTTCTTAGGAGTCACCATGATTTCATACAACTTATGCACTATGCCATATTTCCTTTTAAAATCATTCTGCAATTTTTGGGATTCAGACGGAGTAATGGCGGCATTCCCTACATCAGTCGTATCATTCCCGTACAATATCCCTTTTGGACCTCCATTAACTATAAGATTTCCTCTCCCTATCAGTTGAGCCATATAGTTTCGCGTATGCGAAGATAATGCGTCTACAGGGGAATGGAAGGCAATTTTTCCTCCATTATTGCTTGGAATATCCATTATTGAATCGTATATGACAAAATATTCCTCATCCCCAAGCTCTATATTTACATCTCCCCAACGTATATATACCCTTTTAGCAATTGAAGAAAGTTCTGTCTGAGTAAATGGGTCTTTACCGAATGATTCCATATAAAATAATTCGGGAGGTATTACCATCATGGATTTAGGCAGGTCGGATTTTAAAGCTCTCAATGTATAAATAGGGCAAAATCCGAAACATTTTAAGGATATCTCAACCTGTTTTATAAAGGAACGCCCACTCTGTATTATATTTGGACGATTTAAGAGAGTCACAATATCTTTAAAACTCCTCTTTTCATTCCCGTTCATATCTGTCACGTAATATCTTCCGTTCTGAATCATTCTTCCGCAATGATCTAGAACCATTGCAAACGGCCAACATTCATGCAAGGCTCTTGCTTTCCCCTCAACAGTAGACATATCGTAATCTATATTTCCTTTATTGCCAGGAAACAGGCTCTCTACCCATTTAGGTACATAAATAAAATTACCCCCGTCATCCTTACCATGATAGGTGGCTTCATCATACATATCCTTATTTGACTTCTTTAAAGAAGGTATCTTAAACCAGTGTCTCATATACAACAATAAAGGCAACCGCCGTTATAATACAGCAATTGCCTCCACAGTGATCACGTTCTAAAAGTGGGTATGGTGCAACTTCACACCATGAAGGCAATTGCCTGTTACAAAGGAACAAATTAATTTATTAATTAACAAGTAATTCAAATATTATTTTCGTTTAATATAAATTAAAATAATAAACTTCCAATTTATATACCCTAAAAATACCCATATTAAAAAAAGACCAACATTTTTTGTACAACATCCGATATTTTTTTGCCAAAGTTTTGATATATCTTAAAAATATACCAATTATATATTATATTTTTTCGATACGTAATAAGACAGTGCTGCTACAGAATAAATTGCAGCGCAATCATCTGAACCATTATAGTCCAATACTCCATCCATAAACTCATTGTATTGCGGTATCTTGTCATAGTCTGAACGGAACATCACATTATTTTTGATAAAATCCAAAAAAGCAGATATCCTAGCGTCTGCTCCCATATTTTTATGTATGATTCTGACATCATATCTATCCCTTAAGCCCCGTGCTATAGGAAAATAATTTTTTTCACTTTCAAACAAGATCTCCGCAGGAGATATCCCTTCTAAAAATGACAGAAGAACATTTTCATCAAATGAACTTATATATGTCACATTATCGATATATATTCGCTCATTTACATAACATGAAACCATAATAAACTTTCCGGCATATTCGGGAAGAACATATACAAGTCTTGTCCCCTGAATATTTTTAGATATATCATAATATCTCATATCTTTATTTTCCTGCTTAATTTTACTTCGTTTTCTTTTTAAGGAGAAACGAGTATATTCATCCTTAAACACCCATACGGTAATATAACGTAAGCAGTCGCAAATGTGCCCGTACTTCTCATAAGACTGCCCCGTAACCTTATCCTTAACTCTCGTCTTCAACATTCCACCGTTAACATCCTTCTTGGCATTATTATAATCAACAACTGAATTCTTACATCCGTCATCTACTGAAAAACACATTCCGGAACCACCATCAAGCATGTAATTGACAAACTCACCAGACATGGGCACGGACGGATTAGAATATGGTATCCTTTCTTCGACATGGTAAGTACCTTCCAGCCCTTCTACGAACTTGTCAAGGAATGACCTCTTTTCATCATCTATAGTATTCCCATTCCTTGTTGAAGCGTCACCATATAAATACAGCATATCATTGTATCTGATTGACCGCAGATAATCAACAGCCATCCGAGATGCCTGCGTTACTGTGTTAAAGGGATCACCGGCACATATCTCATTAAACTGCCTTATATGACTTCCGTCCACTTGATAAAAACAAATCGAAATATAGGGAAGAACATTGTTATCAATAGAAATATGCACAGGAAGTCCCTTGATATATCGTGTTGTTTTAATATGCCTATTAGAATCGAAAGCATATAGAAACTCACCCCCCGTCTTAATACTACCCCATTCACCCAGCGCATATACCCGGTAATAGTTGTAATCATGTTCCTTGTACCATTGATAATTGGATATTGTCTGCCTGTCATAATATCCATATTTACCGTCCGGAGAACCAACCACCCAAAAATTATTTTTATAAGACGAATGCAGTTCTATTGTATCCGATGGGTACTTTTCCAGCTTTCCTGTACGTTCATTGGCGATCATTCTAGGTTTGCAACCCCGTTTCCCTAATATTGTGCTGTATGCCTTTGGCAAAGAACTTTTAGTAAGAGGATTTTTCACTTCGCCATATAGTTCATTTGGAAGATCGTCCCATTCATAAGTATCAAGAATTTTCGTTTTAATCCATGAATCCTCAGATACAGGATTAAAATTGCATATTATCTGCAACCCTTCCTTACCTCTAAGACGGAAACGTATCTGAGTAAAATCTTCATATTCGAACTCGGTTGCTTCTTCCATCACTATCCAACGATATCCAGTGATAGACTTTATTTTTTCAGGATCATCAAGCCCTGTAAAGTCAATTTTACAACCATTTACACAAGTTATATTATTTTCCTTAGGCACAAAGAACTGACTCAGTTGAAGAGCCTTTAGTTGGGTCTTAAACTCTTCATACACTGTATTCCTCAGACTAGCTCCCACTTTTCTTACAACAAGAGCCGAACCTTCGCAAGAAAATACAGACAACAACACAGCCTGTGTCGTAGATACAGATTTTCCCGATGAAGAACCACCTCTGTTTATAATGTACCTGATATTCTTGTCATGCATAGCCTTACGGATATGCCAAAACAGAGGATTGAACAACTTATGTGAGAATACCATCTCTATCATCACTCGTCCCCAATTATCATGCGCACATTAGTACTGACATCACTTTTTACCGGAGCATCCCATCCAAGCATCTTGCTTATCTGTGTAATGGCGGCTATCTTGCTGTATAGCCGTATCTCCACTCCATATTGAGTGTTCTTAATTGACTGTATGCATAGACGGACGGATTTCGGAATATTCTCAACAGACTTTACCATATATGTATCTTTACCAGAGGACAGCAGATCTATCGGATCAACATTCACCACGCTTGCAAGAAAGCGAAGCACATCATCCTTCTTCATATCAAACCTCTCGCAAGCCTCAACCTGAAGCTCATTCAACCGGGAGGCCACATCTGAATTTTTAAGAAGGTCAAACGCACGTTTGCGCACAGTTCCGTCCTTCCAATTCACACTGCACGGATAAGCTTTCCGATACGCCTCTGATGCGTTACCCGTTTCTATATAATAGTGGCAAAATTTTTCTCTATTTATTACAAGTTTCTTTTTCATAAAAGTCTTTTCGTCCGAAGAACGTACCGCGCTCCTTTACACGGGATCATTACAATTCAAAGTTACGGAAAATATGAATAAAACAAAAAAACATACCATTTAATTCATGTACCCTAAAAGTACCCTAAATTCATTGCTAAAATTCAAGTTTAAGCTCATTCATAGGATTAACTTTCTTTTTTCCACCTTTCGCTTTCCGATATACATCGTCAATCAATTATTTAAGCTCGTTGATGTAGCTTTCAAGGGATGTTGCAGGCATCCCTTTCTCTTTTTAAAACCTGCCATTTCTATCTACCATTCTCTTTTCAGCATCAGTGGCTTGTCTTTTGGGAAATTTCCCATGCCACTTCCCCGGTATCATACGCGGATTTTCCCCTTTACTGTCAAATATCAATCTCCCACACTCCGAGCACAACGGTTTTCCTTCAAACTCCTTTATGCTTGCATCATACTCTATGGGAAAGATTTTATGTACAACAGGCCAATAATCCGATGTGGCTGTATTCTCAACACAACCACATTTGCTACAAATAAACAGTGGCACAATCAATATCTTTTTCCGTTCAACATAGGTCTTAATTCATTGTATCTCATCTTCTGCTCAATGAACCACTCAATATCTATTCCTTTCCAAAGACAGTATTGCCATACATCAAGAATCACTCCTTTAACCGACCTTAGAGATTCGGATATAATTGTTCCGGTGCAAATCTCAAAAGCTATCTCTACAAATGTGTGTTCTTGGAAAAAGTCTGAAACGTTATTGAGTTCATCCACATTATCCAACGTGTCTTGCAAATCCCAGTCGCGCAGCCCAGCAAGATCAAGGCAACGAATCACCGTGTCACTTAATTCATCTTCGTATGAATCTTTGATATATTTTTCAAAACAATACTTGAAATTGACATCATCGTGCGGTTCTTCATCCTCATAAGAAGATTTAAAAGATTCTCTGTCGGCATGTTTCCCTTTTCTATCTGCTTCCACAGCTTCCATAAGCTCGGAAATGATAAGACAAAGACAGTGTTCATTACTCAGCTCCTTATCATGGAAACCGTGCTCACAGGCTGTCTTATAAGCCCTATCACGAAGGGCGTTCAAATTAATATTATCCATAATCATATCAGTTTTAATGCTTCCTGTAATCCGGTTTCAAGTACTTCTTCGTAAGTATCCCATTTTTCTCCGTCATTTGTTCCTTTATAAGCAGAACTAGCTATATGAGTTCCATTGTCAGCTTTAGATATTTCGTATCCATAACCACAGGCACAGTTGTATATACATATATGAATATTCTTAGTTTCACGTAGCCACTTTTGTGCAATGGACTGAGCGGGACGACTATAACACATTTTTGGCAAATTCTTATTCGTTCGGAACACAGATTGCATTATCCGATTATTGTCTTCTTTAATAATATCTTTACAATACTCATTAAATCCTTTCTCTCTTAGCAGCTTCGCTGTTTCTAATGTTACAAGTTCTTCGGTCATGGTTATTCTCCTTTACACTCTTTACATTCTTCACAATGCAGTTTATAAGCATAGGCAAACATTTTCAATGTAACAGGGTCAAAGTGAAAATCTGCCTGTTTATCTTCTATGACAACTGAAACACATAATTGACCATCGCAAAAATCAATATATGCCTCACCACCTCCATCCCCTCTAATGGAAAAGGTTTGTGTCTGTACACTATCCATAATTATTCTCCTTTAATCTTTTAATTAGGGCATCAGCGCAATTAAGCGAATATTTAGCTACTGCCTCAGAATTAATACCATTCTCGTTTGCTATAACAACTTTAATAATGTCTTTTGCCAATTCGTACCTACGTTGTTCCCAATCAATGTTTTCACTAAAGAAATTAAGTTCTGACACCTTGATATACATGTTTCCCACCAATGCAGTACCATCATCATATAAATCCTTAATCTCTACAATTTCTCCAGTTGCCTTTATTGTTGCTTTCATAATTTACTTTTCTTTAAGATTTACCTCAATTGAATATTTGTCAGTTAGCTCGGTTTTTATTGCCTCCTTACATAAAGTCCATAACATGTTATAGCCTCCTTGACGTTTTATTTCATCGGAAACCATACATCGAATCCAGTTGTCCAGAGAAACATCATTTCCATAAGTATTATGGAAAACTCGTTTAACCTCCTCTCTAATGATAGGAATCATTATCTCCCTTATATCCTCTTTAGTCAATTTTAGTTCGTTGTGGATATAGTTCTTTACTTTTCTGTATATATATTTACTCATAATAATTATCCAATAAGTTTACGATCTTGTTTATTCCTCCTCCGTTATTATACATCCTAATAACACACCTAGATATTTCATTCCAAGTTCGGAAACATGGTACACAATTTGTTTTTCTATATCTAACAATCTTCTATTCGCGTAACCAATAAACACCAACTCTTCCCAATCATCATCAGGATGATTAACAATATACCAGTTACGATAAACTTTGTATCTATTTCTTTTTATTTTACCACGCTCAAACCCTATAGCGTGTTCCATTTTTTCTATCTGTCTTAATGATAATTTTACATCATCCATAGCACTAATGTATAAATTCGTCCAATACCTTCTTTACAAGTTCATAGCGTGATAATGCCAATATTTTATCATCATAATGATTGTCATAAACATACTGATTCAAGTTGTCAATAAACCCATCACCGTCAAGACCTTCATCACAATCATCAAACATGTTAAGTTCATAGGCTAATTGGGTGCAATCACAGTGACTAACCCAGTCATAAACACGATCATCACAAACATTGGTCTGTCTGTTATATTTTTCTCCAATGTGTATTACTTCACCGCAAAATTCACATCTATGCTCTTTGCGAGCGATAGGAGTTTTATTTCTTAATACTTTTATCATTTTAATTCATTAATTAAAGCATCAGCACAAATAATTGCAAACCGAGCAATGCTTATAGGTATTGTATGTTTCTCTCCTTTCTTGTAATCTGCTTCCGAACTAGCGTAACCAACTATTGTTTTATCACTTAAAATCCCTTGCATGGCAGCTTTCGCCAATTCGTATCTACGCTGTTCCCAGTCGATAGCTGAAAAATCAAGTTCGCATTCCTTGAATACCATGTTATCACATACATATAAATAATCTCTGCTATGTTGAGAGTTGATGTTTAATTGGGGAGTTACATCCACCAAAACCCCTGTTGATTTTACTCTTGCTTTCATATTTAAAATTCTGATTTAATAATAGTACCAAATGAACGATACCTACGCCAAACTATATTTCCACGCTGAATACTAGTAAGCCAATCACAAGCCTTAAATACTTGTCCTACATTATATAAAAATGGGCGTTTTTGTATTTTTCTTTTTATTCTTGCTTTCATATTTAATCGAAATACATTACTTTCTTACCTATACATACCTTGAACCTTGAAAGAGATTCACTATATTGTGTAATATTATTGGGATTATATTTGTTAACAAAACATCCAGTACGTTTATGGTATCTGACACAAGCATTTTCAGGAGATTTAGCCAATATTTCTTTCTCATCGCTAAAACTAAAAAATAAACTATCTCTATATGATACCTTATACCACTTTACTTGGCTTCTTATCTTTTTAAAATACTTTGCTTTCATTATTCCTCCTTTGTTTTAAAGTGTTCAATCAGTTCGTCTACAGTAGCCTTGTGATAACGCCCTGAAATAATAGTTGCATTATCCCAATTTTTATCCCAAAAGAACATAATGCCTTTTGGTTCTATGAAATAATGATCGTTACCAATAGAATCGTCATAAGAAACGCTAAGAATAGAATCTGTTATAAACCACTGCATGTGGTTACTATCATCCCTTAATGCAGCGATAGCCAGGAAAAGTTCCTCGTTCGTTCCGCAATCAAAACCATTACAGTCGTTGAGCGATTTTATATCATTAACCCAATTATCGCTACATTCTAGATTGTCGTATTCTATTGGGGAAAGCATTTTATATCCCAACTCTTCCAGCCCTCTCCGAAGTTCCTGTGTATTTTTGCGTATAAAACACGGTGTTGTAAATCCCATAATTATTCCTCCTTCCCAACTTTAACATATCCGTTTTCAATACACCAACACAGCATATCGTAAACTGCATCAATAAGTTCTTCACCTTCTGTGATATTTATGAAAGACCTAGTATAAGGATTCATATATAAGCATGTATAGCTATCTGCAAGTTTTTGGATGGTCAGCACTTCATTGCCGATGAAGCAAGGCAGCTTACCGAGAATATCCTGCAAGGTGTAAGCAAATTCTTTTTCTCGTAATGATACGTCTGCATACCCCATTACATGAAGTACCCATTCATGCCTTGTGGCAGAACCTCTTTGAAATACCATACTTGCATCGCTTATATCCAGCCCAAGCTCCTTCAAGTGCTTCATCTGCTCGATTGATAATACCTGTTTCATTTCTTTTCCTCCTCTGTTTTAATATCCGTTACTTTGCCACGACTGACAAAGAAGAAACAACCCATCACATCGCACAGATATAATTCATTCCTCATCTTACACTTATTGCATTCTTTATTCAACGAACATTTACTGCAATCGAAATTTAGACTGGACGCATCAATCTGTTCAATCATTTCATGCAGCACTCCGTCTATTATTATTCCGTTTTTTACTTCCATTGCTACTTCTATTAAAAAGGTGGAAAGTATGTTTTTCCCCCTAAAGGATTAACTATAAACTCTTTCCGATTAATTCTTATACGCCATTCAAGCGTTTTCATTCTTCTCATGTGTTTCTTTATCGGCTTAGTTGAAGCAATCCGGCCTAAACACTCATTGTAATCAAATTTTAATTTGTTCCAATAATGAAAGTATCTATTATTATACATATTTTTATTCTTTAGTAAATACAGGTGAAAATTCTTGAATATACCCAGTAAGTTCATCTACATGTTTCCTTAGCTTGATATTAAGCAACTTTAATAGATATATCTCCCTATATGCTTCCGCTAAGCTAATGGTTAATTCTTCCTTATCCATATCTAATCTCCTTTCTCTTTAATCCGTTCTAGTACATCCCTGTTCGCTTCGAGTATCTCATCGAAAGACGGGATGGGCATATAAGCGACAACATTATAAGTATATCCAGTTC